CCTAGACTTGTCCGTAGAACGCGATATCGGAACAATCCGATATCGTTGTGAACACGAAGGACTATCCTTTTTAACGATAGTCCTCCCCAAGCTTTCAGATTCCTTAGAACAAGGGCTGGAACTTGGGCTTCTCACATGTCCTAGCAATTTCGCTAGGCATGGAAGGCTCCCCCGATTTCTCGGAGGTTTCTTCAGAAGAGTGTTTACACTCGATGGTAGGCTACTCGATGATGCCTGCCCGGAGACAATTTATTGGATCCGGCAGATCTGCCGCTTCTTTAAGAAGCTTAAGAAAGAGTGCGCTGATCGTTTTAATGATCTTGCCACTCAGCATTTCATCGATGTAGAAGGCGAACTCCGCCGTATGACGCCTCAAATTGTGAGGAAGGATATTATCCTTGATAAGATTTCGGCGATCATTTGGTCTCAGGTTTTTCCTGAGATTGATCACGTTGATCTTGTTTGTCATCACGGGCCTGGGGTCACTGCAGATAGATTGCTCTCAAACGAGAGACATCGACTCCGCAAGTGGAACCAGCGTTCGGAGTTACTCTTTCCCTCCGACTTGCACTGTTATCCCAACTTTGGGTTAGCATGTTCAGTCGATAGTACAGGGATAGAGTTTTCTGCGTCCGATATCGAATACTTGGACCTCAACCAAGAGGAAGGGGTCCGCGTTGTATTCGTACCGAAGACGCAGACGACGCCACGAGTCATTGCTATTGAGCCATCTCATATGCAATATATGCAACAATCCGTTAAGGATTATGTATATAGAGTACTTGAAACTCATAGCCTGACTAACAAATCCATCCGGTTTACCCGGCAGGATGTTAATCAGAGACTCGCTTACAGTAGCAGCATTGACAAACGCCTAGCTACGCTAGACCTGAAAGATGCGTCTGATCGAGTTCATCTTGAACTTGTTCAGCGTATCTTTAAGAACTCAGGGCTCCTCGAGTACTTAGAGGATGCGCGTTCACTGCATGCTACTCTACCGGACGGCCGGAACATCGTTCTAACCAAATATGCCTCTATGGGATCAGCATTATGCTTTCCCGTGGAAGCAATGGTGTTTTACACCTTGGTTCAGTGTGCGATGCACCAGCTAGACGGTAGGCGTCCGAGCACTTCGTCGATCCGTGAGTATTCTCGCAAGATCGATATCTACGGGGACGATATCATTGTCCCTGTAGAGTACGCGGACGTAGTCGTGCGTTACCTAGAGCAATACGCTCTTAAGGTGAATGTCAGCAAGTCTTTTAAGGAAGGTTTCTTCCGTGAGTCTTGCGGAGCGGACTACTATAAGGGTATTCCGGTTAATCCGGTATATGCCCGAATGGAGCCACTCGACAACGCACGAGACTGGGGACCGTCGCACGTGATGTCTTGGACCGCAACCGCGAACCTCTTCTATATGAGAGGTAAGTGGATTGTTGCTCAAGCTATACGTGATATGGTCTGTTCAGTGACGAGAACTACCATACCCATTACCAATAAAGTCGGTAGTGGGCTGTTCTTCTATAGTTTCTTTCAGTGTAGGGATCTCTATTGGAATAGAGACTTGCAATGTTGGAAACAAAAGAGGATCCACTACTACCCATCTAAAAAGAAGGATAGTATTGATGGTAACGAACTCGCCTGTCTCAATAAGTGGGGCATTCAAGCGAAATTGCGCTCAACAGCGTCAAGTCATCCGCATACCCGTCGATTGGGAGGACCTTTGCGGTCACCTCAATCATGGCGAGATGTGGAAGATCGACGAGTGGGCCAATCTCAATTGGTGCCTAACTCATTTGACACCCATGATCCCGCAACTCAAGAGTTTACATCTTATGACATGCCAGTTAGCGAAACTGCGGTACTACAAAGTACCCAGCTACGAAACCTGGCTGACAAAGATATTTCTCTTTGTGGAGCAGGAGTATGGACTGACACCGAATCTGACTTCTCCGCAGACTACTGCCTGACGGAAAAAGTCCAAGCTAATACGATGGAGTATCTCTTTGGAGATACTTTCGGATTAGATTTTCGGACCAGTACGAAGCGCGGCTGCTTCAAGTCACGAAGCCGATGGGTCGCCTACGCTTAGGCGATAGCCCTTAGGGGCTTACGAGGAGATGAAGTACATTGTACTCCATACTGCCTGTGACTAAC